TCAGGTGTTACTGGTGCCCCAGTCGTCCTCGCCACCTCCCGAGCCGTTGCGCTCCCGCAGGGAACGCACCCGGCCGGCCACGGAGTCCGGGACCCGGTCGCCGACCTTCTCGCTCACGGTGTGGAACGCCTTGCCGGCGAACTCCCGACCCTGCAGCGCGGCGGACTCGGCGGTGTTGCGGACGGCCGGGTTCTGCGCGATCCGCCGGCCGGACTTCATCAACTGTTCGTAGCGCTCGCGCCCGGCCCGTGTGCCCAGCACGTAACCCAGGGCCAGACCGGCGACGAACGTGAGTCGGTAACGCATGACGGCCACCTTTCCTTGACGTGTGTCGTGTGTCGAGTGAGGAGTGACGGGTGGTGAGTGAGACGACGGATGAACGATGGACGGGCGGACGGCTGACGGACGAGGGGCGCCGGGTGCGAGGCACGCGGAACCGATTGGCGGAGCACCCCCCTGCTTGCGCTAATGTATGTGTCGCAGCGACCGCACGCCCCCTGGCGAATACCCAGGGAGGTACGTTCGATGCAACGAGGCAATCCCCTGTAGCTCAATTGGCAGAGCAGCCGACTGTTAATCGGCAGGTTACTGGTTCGAGTCCAGTCGGGGGAGCTTCGATCTTCCGTAGCTCAATTGGCAGAGCAGCCGGCTGTTAACCGGCAGGTTACTGGTTCGAGTCCAGTCGGGAGAGCGCTTGAACGAGGACCCCGTCGGGGTCCTTTTTCATGCCCGGGGGAACCGCGCGAACCGCGCCGATGTCCTCATGGTCATGCGAAGTCGACCATCCGAAGCAGGAGATCGTATGAGCGGCTATGCTGCGGCAGACGGCGCGCACAAATGTGCGCGACGCGCCGTAATGGGGCGGTAGCTCAGCCGGTTAGAGCAGCGGACTCATAATCCGTCGGCCGTGGGTTCGAGTCCCACCCGCCCCACTCCGCGCTACGCGAGGAGAAACCTTCTGACCAGCATGATTGTCGGTCGGGGCGAGCGCGTGAGGGTCCTGGCGACCCCGTGGTGATCATGATTTCATGATCGTCTGGACAAATGCTGGACGCAGGTCACGCGGCGCGTGAACGAGCCCTCTTCTGCCTGTTGTTGCGGCGGAGAGGGGCGGGGCGCGGGGTGTCCCACCCCGCGATGCTCGGCGTCTCCGTTCGTGCGAGCGTGAAGCGGAGGAGGGCGAACTCCTGGCGCTGATCTCCCTGGTACTGGTCGTTGAAGTTCTCGACCCGGACTAGCTCCAGATCGTTCGTCGTGCAGTGATCACGCATCCACTTCACGGCGGCATTGGCGGCGTCGTCCTGGCCCCGGCCGGCGAGGGTGACCTGGCCGAGGAGATCGGAGTCGGGCCGGGTCTGGGCGCCTACGGACCAGTCCTCACCTGCCTGGCGCGCGCCGTGGGCGAAGAAGACGGCGAGGTCGCCCTGCCAGGTCGTCTCGGGGATCTCCAGCGGCGTGTGGACCTTGTAGGGGACTTCGCGGGGGACGACGGATATGACCGACTCGGCCTCGGCCCGCATCATCTCGGGCAGGACGCTGGTGTAGGTGTCGGAGGTGATCTGGCGTGAGGAGTGCCCCAGCTTCTCCTGGACCACCTTGATGTCGTTCCCGGCGAGCAGGGAGAGCGTGGCCGCCAGGTGGCGTAGGTCGTGGAGGCGGACCGGCGGCAGGCCGGACAGTTCTACGAGACGGGTGAAGCGTCTGGAGATCCAGTCAGGGTGCAGCGCCTCACCGTTCTCGTGCGTCCATACGCGACCGGTCTCGACGTAGGCAGCGCCCCACTCCTGGCGCTTCTGCTCCTGTTTCGTGCGGAAGCTCACCAGGTTGTCGGCGGACTCCAAGCTCAGTGACACGGTACGAACACTCTCCGCCTTCGGCGCCTCGCCGTACAGTTGGTAGGCGACTTCCACGATCTGCTGGGAGATCCGGAGCCAAAGGGCGTCGATGCTGACCTCCGTCCACGGCACCGCGGCCATCTCACCGCGGCGGGGGCCGAGGAAGATGAACGAGTGCCACAGCTCGTAGAGCCAGTCGTCCTTGACGAAGTCGAGGAACTCCCCCGTCAGTTTGGGTGTCCAGACCATGACTGGGCCGGGCTTCTCTCTGGTGCGCTTCCAGTGCTCGACACGCTCTGGCGTCCAGACGATTGGCTTCGGCCGTGTGACCGATGGAAGCTCGACGAGCTGCGACCAGTTCTTGGCGAATGCCTGCTCGCGCTTGATCCCCCAGGTGAGCGCCGAGCTGAGGGTGTCGTTGATGCGGTGCATGGTTGCGGGGGAGGTGACCTTTCGCAGGCCCCTGCGGCCCTCGCGTAGAGCCTTGTTGGCGTCCAGGAAGGCCTGTCGGTACGGGCGGCGTTCTTCCCTCTTGGCGTAGCCAGCGGTCTTCACCCAGGCCCGGTGGGCCTCATCCCGAGCCTCCTGGAACTCCGTTACGCGGAGCCGGTGGAGGATGCGCTCCGCGTTCTCCCTCTCGATCGCGTCGTACATGAGGTCGAGGTGGCGGACCTTGAGGTCGCGTCGCTTGATGTGTCCCAGGTGTGGGACGAGGTAGTTGTCGAGGTGCTCCTGATAGCCGTGGCGAGTGGTGCGTGCGAGGGACTTCTTCGCCTTGATCCAGCGGAGGAAGAAGTCCCCGCACGTCTCGTCGGACAGCACGTCGGTGCCGGCGGCGGCGGCGTCGTACAGTTCCTTCGCCTTCCGCTGGGCGTCCGTCTTCCTGGCGAACCCGCCGCGCCGGACGCGCTGACGCTCGCCGCCTTCGCCGGGCTCCAGCTCGAAATACAGGTGCCAGGTGCCGTGGTCCTTCTCTTCGAGTTTCGGGCAGCTCGCGCCGATCTTGCGCATCTTCGGCTTGCCGTTGGCATGCTTCTGCGGTCTGCCGTCCTCGCCTATGACGGGCTCCTGGCAGGCGCAACGCCGCGTGTAGCTGGGGTCGAACACGAATATCCCCTTCATGGCCTTCGCTTGTGGAACTTCTGTGTCGGTCTATGTCGACCGAATCCCTATCTTGCCCCAACACTTCAGTGTTGGAGTATCCTTACGGCACGTTGGCGTGGGGGAGAACGCGACAACGGGAATGACAACGAAGGACGCATCTGTAGCTACGGACGCCGGGGTCAGTGCGATGACCCTGGAGGAACTACTCGCGCTGCCACCGACCGTGAACGTCGTGACGGCTGCGCGGGCGCTGGGGATCGGCACGCACAAGGCATACAACTTGATCAAGGAAGGATCTTTCCCCGTGCAGACGCTCCCCCTGGGCGGCACGGTGAGAGTCCCCACTGCTGCACTCTGGCAAGTGCTTGGGGTGACGCCACTGGTGCAGTGATCGTGTAGCCCTGAGTCTGTCGGTCTCGCTGGGTCATGGCTCGCACATGGGCCGTGGCCTAGGATCAGGCGGCTACGGGCGCACGAGACGAGAACGGACCACCGCATGCCACGGCTCTACGGTTTCGATGACGCCTCACGTCGTCGGCTACGTGACGACGAAGTGGACCCGCTCCGCCAGATGGTGAGCCGGGCGCTGAGTAATCAGTCCAACCAGGACGTTGCCGTGTGGGCGAACGGTGAGGGCTACCGGGGAACGCTCGGCGGCGAATGGAAGGACGCGTCGGTTGGACGGCTGTTCCGTAATCCGGCTATCGCAGGTCTGCGGTACGAGGACGACGGCGAACTGGTCGACGCGGGGCACCCCGGAGCCATCACGCGCGAAGAGTTCGAGGGCCTGCTGGAGAGGGAGAAGGCTCGCAGCACGAAGAACCCGAAGCCGGCGCACGACTACCTCCTGATCGGCGGGGCCTGCACCTGTGGCCAGTGCGCACACGCCCTTGAGGGCGCCCGTACCAACGTGGGCACGCCCGGATATCGCTGTCGCCCGAAGGACAAGAGCGGGCGCGGGGGCTGCGGCGAGGTCCGGATTGATGCCGAGCTGTTGGAGGACAACGTCGGAGAGAACGTCGTGGCGGAACTCCTCAAGCCCGGCATCCGAGCCCAGATCAGCAAAGCCCAGGACGCGGTGCGCAGCCAAGTTGAGAACCTGAAGCGGGACATCAGAGACCTGGAGAGCCGTCAGGCTGAGCTCGGGAGGCTCTACGGCAACCGGGAGATCAGCACTGAGGCATTGGTAGCCGGCGAACGGGAGATCACGGCCAACCTCAAGGACATCCGTTCGCGCCTTCGGTACGCGGAGCAGATGGCGAACTTCTCGCTCGGTCAGGCCAAGAACCTGGTGAGGTGGTGGAACACCGCACCTACCGCGTCCAAGAGGGGCATCGCGATGCTCCTCTTGGAGAAGGTTGAGGTGTTCCCTGCGAGTGCCCGGGGTGTCCGGACGATTGAGCCGGGACGAGTCGTCCTCCACTGGCGGAAGCTGTCCAGCTTGTCACGCAGTTGAGGTCGCCACCCGCGATGCGAGCCGTCTGCCCATCATCGCCATGGTCAGCCCCGTGATCAGCGAGATCACAGCGAGCCCGGCCAGGAGTGGTGAGGCGATCTCCTCGTACCGGAGCGGCCACGGGTGGCCGAGGTAATGGGTCACCAGATATGACCCCTTGCTGGCTGCGTAGGCGACTCCGAGGATCGCGGAGACCGACGACAGGGCGAGCCCCCGAGCGGACCAGACGTGTCCTGCACGCCGGGCGACGAGAGCCATTCCGGTGCACAGGAACGCGATCTCGCCGCACGTGATCGCCACGTAGCCCAGGTAGACCAGGAGGTACACGGTGACTCCTGGCACGATGGCGAACTCGGTCGTGAACTCCACACTCTCGGCGGTGGTGTTGACGAACAGTGGCAGCATCGCGGTGAGGACGCATACGGCCAAGGCGATACGTGCGTACAGGCTGGCCTTCAGTACCTCATGGTTGTACGACCAGTCCACGAGCATCAGCTGAAGACTGCCGCACCACACGACTGCGCAGATGTGCGCCCCGAGCTTCGCGGCATTGTTCATACCGGTCGCAGACTCGACTGCGTCCTCTATCGCCGGGACGGCGAGGGTGACGCCTACCGTGCAGATGCCGATAGCCACGGCTCTGGTGAATCGGGCTACGCCGTAGTCGCTTCGGTCACGCTGACGCCAGGCTTCCCGGGCGGAGAGTACGGTGCCCACCAGGCCGATCAGGGCGCACAGGCCGAAGACTAAGCCGTCCATTTGGTTCAAGTTCCTTCCAGGTCGGAGACGGCGCGCTCGGCTGCTTCGGTGAAGCTGAGTCGCCTTCGTCTGCCTGGCCGCGGTGGTTCCGGGGCAGGCGGAAGAGGTTCGGGCACCTCTGGGACGGTGAGATCACTGTGGCCGTGTCGAAGACGGATCTCACGTGCGGCCTCCAGAAGTTCGGCAGCTCCGGCTTCGCCCAGGTCATGGATAAGCCGAAGTGCCTCGCGCGCGTCTTGGTACTCCTCGTAGACCGATAGGGACGTCAGTCCGTTGTAACCGGGGAGTAGGTAAGCTACCGGAGAGCCCAATGCCCTTGCGAGTCCGGCCAGTTGGGCGCTCGTCGGGTTCGTCTTGACGCCGTTCAGGAGTTCGTTCACGACCTGGTGGGTCATCGCCGGCTTGCCGCCGGGGGTCTCGGCTGTGGCGGCGGCGATGGCGCGAGTGCTGGGGGTCTTCCCGTCCGCTCCGCGTTTCCTGCTGAGCAGCACGGCTAGCTTGCTGGAGAGAGGGATGTCCGGGCCGAGCGGCATGGTGCTGACTACTCCTTGTGATGCGGGCAGGCCCGACCTGGCGGTGGACGGTGGATGCGTGCGCACTCAGTATCGCTGTGGGCGACACTGGCGGGTGAGACAGCGCATTGTCTAGGTTGGTTGACAATAGGTGACGCTCGAAGCAAGATCTATAACGTCAGGCGCAGTAAGCGCGCGCTCGGCATGTGGGGCTGCCGCCCCTCCATCGCCGCCTGGGGTGCTCGATCGAGGCAGGCATCCAGATGGGCCTCGTAGTGTGCCTCTAACTCGCCTGTGTAGGGATCTAAATGAACTGCGGCTCGTTGCGGGGGCGGAACGCTGTAACGCGGGGAGGGTGCGGGTGGGGATCGAGCTGGATCGAGTGGTGGCCTTACTGGAGGAGTCGGGCGGCGCTGAGAACGTCATCCTGAATGCCGAGGCGGCGATCGATGCGCTGGGGGCTCTGGCGATCGTCGACCCGAAACGGGTGGGCTGTGGCGTGGAGTGTACGAGCAGTGTCATCGCGAGTTGATCTACGCGAGTAGTCTGGCGCGGGCCTCGATGGGGCCCGCGCCCGCGCTCCTGACCTGCAAAAACTTTTCGAAAATTGTGGACCCTCCTCTCGAATGCATATAGAATAGAACCAGAAGGAAGGGGGAAAGAAGAAGCCCCCACTGACCTCTTGGAGATCGAAATGTCGCGCAAGTACGCCACCCTGAAGATGGGCCAGATCCACCGCAACCCGAACCAGCCCCGCAAGGCCTTCGATGAGGACGCGCTGAAGGAGCTGGCCGAGTCGATCAAGGAGCACGGCCTCCTCCAGCCGATCGTGGTCCGGAAGGTGGAGAAGGGCTACGAGCTCGTGGCCGGCGAGCGCCGCTTCCGCGCCAACGAACTCGCGGACAACATCACCATCGAGGCGAAGATCCTTCTGCCCGAGGGCGGCTCCGAGATCAGCGACATGGACTCCTTCGAGAAGGCCATGGCCGAGAACCTGAACCGCGAGGACATGCTCCCGCTGGAGGAGGCGCGCGGCTTCAAGAAGGTCCTCGACGACAAGTATGACGGCGATCCCGGCCAGGTTCCCGCCGTCGCGAAGACCTTCTCCAAGTCGGTTCAGTTCGTCAACCAGCGCCTGGCTCTGCTCGCCCTGCGCCCCGAGATCCAGGCGGCCGTCGACCTCGGGCACATCGGCACCCAGGCGGCCGTCCAGATCGCCGCACTCTCGAAGGACAACCAGAAGGCGGTCTTCCAGGACTGGAAGAAGGGCGACAAGAGCGACAACCAGCTCGTCCACATCGCCTACGCCATGCGCAAGCAGGAGAAGGCGGCTACGCAGGACTCCATGGTCGACGTCGACGAGGTGACGCCCGAGGAGAAGGCCGAGCGGAGCCGCGCGCAGGCCAAGACCAAGAGCGACCTCGACGCGATCGAGGGGATGTGGGCGCTGCTGGACAGCATCGGAAAGGCGGACCCCATGGAGCTGGCCCGCGCCCTGGCGGGGGAGGTCGGCAAGCGGCTTGAGCAGATGGACCGCGTCGCGGACGTCGTACAGAAGGCCCGGTTCCAGCTCCGCCAGGCGAAGGCTCACGCCGACGCCAGCGAGATCATGGTCAACCCCGCTGCTGCCGCACCCGACCTGGTGGCCGAGGCTGACGCCGCACTCGCCCAGTTGGACCCGGCTGGGGGCGACGCCGCCCCGGAGACGCAGGCCGAGCCCGCCCCGGAGACCGAGGCCGCCCCGGCCGCCGTCGCCGACGCGGAGGCCGAGGTCACCTCCGACGCCGACGTGGAGACCGAGAGCCCGGCGGGGTCGGAGGAGGGCCGCACCGACTCCGAGGCGGCGGCCGAGCCGGTCACCGTCGCAGCCTGACCCTGACCTGCCATCCCGGGGCGGCCCCCAGCGGGCCGCCCCCTTCTCTATGGAGCCCCACAGTGATGAACGACATCCGGGCCATGCGCAACATCAACGCCAACCTGTTCGACGTGCCGTCATCGGCCAACGCCCTTGAGGAGTACGACTCCGACGTGGCCGAACTCGTCCGCGAGGCAGCGGCGCACCTGTTTAAGGCACGCCGTGACAACGACAGGGCCGCCCTAAATGAGGCGTACAACCTCACCCTGCTCGCCGCCTCCGAGCTCATGAAGGGTGCCGGTAGTTCGGTGTACGTGCGCACTCACCTCATGGTCACGGCCCGCCTGGTCGAGCTCGAAGCGGCGCTCCTCGTCGCCGAGGCCACGACCGCCAGCGAGTGAGGCCGTAGCCGTGAAGATGGATTCCGACGTTCTCAAGGTCATCCGCTCCACCACGGTCGACGGCCTGACTCTCCGCCTCCAAGGCACGCTCGACCGCAAACTGTACGACCGCGTAAACCTGGCCCTTCAGGCGGTCGGCGGCACTTGGAACCGCTATCAGCGCGCCCACATCTTCCCCTTCACCGCTGCCGACGCCCTCGCGGGACTGCTCGCCACCGGGGAAGTGATCACCGACGTCGACCGCGGGTACTTCCCCACACCGAAGCCCCTTGTCGAACAGCTCCTGGACCTGGCGGAACTCGAAGCCGGTTGTGAGGTGTTGGAGCCGTCGGCCGGACGCGGCGCCATCGCGGAGGCCGCAGCTGCCCGCGGTGCCGTTGTCGACTGCATCGAACTCGACACCACTCGTGCCGAGCACATCCGCGCCGGCGGCTACGCCCGCGAGGTCGCGGCCGCCGACTTCTTCAACGTGAAGGTGCAGCGCCGCTACCAGCGGGTCGTCATGAACCCGCCATTCGCTGACGGCAGGACATCCGCCACGTCCAGCGGGCGTTGCGCTTCGTCCAGCCGGGCGGCCTGGTCGTGGCCGTCATGTACGGCAGCCTCCCCTACCGGAGCGACCGTAAGGCCAAGGACTTCCGGGCACGGGTTCGCGAGGCGCGAGGGACTATCACGGAACTGCCCGACGACGCATTCCCGATCGGCGTGCCCACGGTGGTTGCCGTCATCCCGGTCCGAGAGCCCGCCTCGCCCTCTAGGTTCAACCCCCAGGCGCCCAGGCCTGAGGACTTCACTGCAAAGCCCGCAGCGGCCCAGCAGGGGTTGTTCTTCACCGACGCGCCGACAGCCCACGGCACAGTGCCCCTCGACGGGTTCGAGTACGGGGCCGCACCATGGCTAGAGATAGATCCCAACACTGATGGGTGATACGGTCTATCTCGTTGGTGGAAACGGCCTCAGTCGAGGAACCGGCTCACCAACGTGCCGTGGCATGCGGCACTCCCCTTCGGTGCCTGGCGGGTGGCCAATCCCCCGCGCCCTACCCGCCAGGCACCGGCCCCGCGCCTAAGCGGAGCCACCGGAGCGCCGCCAAGATCCACGATCACGACCGGACCCGCCCCCGCCTCACGCCGGGGGCGGGTCCCCGTGCACTCAGGAGCGCCATGAACACAGAGGACTTCGCCGGGCACCCAGAAGATCGCGAGCTGTACGAACGTCTCCTCGTCGAGCGGGACGGGACGCCGATCAGGGCCCTCGCTGAACGCGACCCGGGCCTCGAAGTACCAGGAGACCCCGATCCAGACGCGGACCGGCACCTCACGGAACTCGAAGCAGCCACAACTCCCCGACGACGAAAGCGACATGGAGCATGACCACCAAGCACGCACCGCCCGCAGAGCCGGAGCGCCGGACGCCCCCCGTACCCGGTGCGGTGTGGTGCCGATCCTGCGATTCGTGGTGCCTGCCATCCGGTATCTGCCGCTGCAACAACCGGTGATGCGAGCCTTCCTTCGCCTCGCCGTCGACGCGGTGGCCGTCCTGCTCATGGCGGCCACCGCCGTTGTCGCGTGGGTCGTTGTGCAGCTCGGCGACGGCGGAGTCTTTCTCGCCAGCCTTTTGGCCTTCCCCGGCTGTGGGCTGGTGGCCGCCGCCCTTCATCACATTCAGCGATGGGCGCGCGGTCGGCGACTGACGCACCCGCTGAACCCTCGCTCCGGCGACCGCTGCGGACCAGCGTGATCGTCTAGTCTGAACTAGCTGTAGGGCGCGGGGAACGGCCTACACAAGGGACGCCCAGTGACCCCGACGCCCGCCAACATCCCCGAACTGCTCCTGCCGCTCGCAGTCCCGACCGCGGACCTCACTCCGTACTACCGGAACCCCCGCAACGGTGACCTCCCCTCGATCGCCGAATCGCTGACCGTCAACGGCCAGTACCGCGCGATCGTCGTCAACAAGGGCACGCACACAGGCCGCCACAACGAGATCCTGGCGGGCAACCACACCTACGCGGCGGCTCAGCAGCTCGGCTGGGACCAGATCGCCGTCACCTGGGTCGACGTCGATGACGACGCAGCGGCCCGCATCGTCATCGTCGACAACCGGACCAACGACCTCGCTGGATACGACAGCGTGCTCCTAGCCGAGATCCTCTCCGAGATCCCGGACCTGGCCGGTACTGGCTACGACCGCGAGAGTGTGGACCGGCTTCTCGACGACACCTCCCTTCCCGAGACGCTGGAACTCACCTCCGACGGCGCGGGCACCGGTGCCGCAGCCACCGTCGATTACCTCCAGTGGGGCTACCTCCAGTGGGAGTCCAAGCGGGTCCGGATCACCTCTGAAGAGGTTGAAGTCCTGAACGCCATCTACACGAAGTTCGTGGACGACACCAACAGCGACCTCGGCTTCGGCTGGCACGTCTTGCAGCAGGCCCACGAGGAGGGCGAGGCGGCATGAGTAGCGCGCCCACCACGACGTTCTACGAGGCGTACCCGCTCGACCGGCTTCGCCCCGCCGACTACAACCCGCGCCGCCTCAGCGAGGAGGCGTTCGTCAGGCTCCAGGCGTCGCTACGCCGACACGGTGTCGTGAAGCCCGTCATCCTCAATGCCGACGGCACGCTGGTCGCAGGCCACCAGAGAACCAAGGGCCTCCAAGCCATCGGTCTGACGCACACGCCCGCGGTCATGCTGGGCACGAAGGTCAGGTTGCAGGACGAGATCCAGTTCAACCTGCTGCACAACCGGGTCGAGACCGAGGCCAGCATCGTCTACGCCGAGCCCGGCGTCATCGGCGCCTGGTCGTGGATTCCATGGCAGTCTGTCCGGGTCACGGAACGGAAGAACCTCTCCTTCGTCAACGCCATCGGGCACATGACCGCCGGCCACGGCCCCTGGGGGAGCGTCGTCATCGACGACCAGGGCCGCATCGTCCTCAACGCCGAATACGCCGTCGTCGCCGCCATCAACCGCTTCGACCTCCTCGCCTGGACCGTCACGTCCGCCGACGCCGCCCAGCTCCACGCCGACCTCACCGGCGAGTACGGCGTCTACGACTGGACCGCCATCGAGGGGAAGGCCCCGGTGTGGAACCAGCACATCGTGCAGCCCAAGAGACTCCGCAAGTTCTCCTCGAAGGCCAAGGCCGGAAAACTCGCCTACGGCTCCGAGACCTGGGATCAGCTGGTCATGCCCTGGCTCAAGCCCACCCACCGGGTCGTGGACTTCGGCGCCGGGTACGGCGACTACGCCAAGCACCTGCGCGCCAAGGGCTTCAACATCCACGACTACGAGCCCTACCGCTGCCGGGACGGCTCGTACGCCGTCGACATCCGCGCCGGCGTCGGCATGATCCGCGACATCGACAAGGACATCCAGACCAACGGCCTGTACGACGTGGTGGTCCTCGACTCCGTCATCAACGCCACCACCACCCTCGACTACCAGCACTGGGTGATGACCACCGTCAACGCCCTCTGCTCGGCGGACGGAGTCGTGTGCCTGGGCACACGCAACCTCGCCCGCGAACTCCGAGACGAGCAGGCCAAACGGGTCACCTCCCAGACCGCCACTACCAAGATGAGCTTCCTCGACGAGGACAACGTCGAGATGAACTTCGTCAAGGGGAAGTGGCAGAAGCTCCGCTTTCACACCCCCGACACCCTGGAGCCGCTGCTCCGCCGCTACTTCGAAGACGTGCGGGTCACCGACCTCAGCGGCTCCAACATCAAGGCCACCTGCCGCCGCCCCATCGCGCTCCCCAAAGAGGAATACGAGAAGGCATTCGAAGCGGAATTCAACATGCCTTACCCTAACGACTTCCGACACGACAGGCATCTGGAATTGGTGGGAAATTTGATAAAATTGGTAGTAGGGAGAAATGAATCTCTTGCCAATTAACGGGTAAATGGGGAGCGGATGTCACAGCGAATACAGATCCAAATTGAATCACGAACTCGATACCACATCATGTGGCTGGCAGGCGTGCGGCACGTAGCCCTCGACCAACACTGCCTGCGCAGCTTCGGCCAGCCCGACCGCCCTCGGCTCGACATCAGCCGCCGGCACCAGACGATCGAACTCCCCGAACACAACCCACCCCTGGCTTGGTACCTGTGCGCGCTGCCCAACCCGTGGAAGTGGAGCGACAACGCGCACCTCGCCTTCGAGGATGCCCCCGGAGAACAGTGGGACGGCCCTGCCCTGGTGCCGGGCCTGTATGTGCACCTGGACAACGCTCGCCCCATCACCGGATGGGGCGAGCACAACATCCCCGAGAGTGAGCCGCGCCGGAAGTCGGTCCGTTACCGGACCTGCCGTAACTACCAGTTCGCCTGGTGGCTGCGGACCGAGCGCAATGCGCCCGACGCGCCAGCCGAATACGTGCCGCCCAAGCGGCCAGGTGAAGGTGAACAGATGTCCTTGATCTGAGATCCGAAGGGGCCGGAGTCGAAGACTCCGGCCCCGCAGCCTGACTGCTTCCCTATTTACTCGGAGGGGGTGCGAGGGCTTGGAGGGGGTGTGCTGTCGTTGGGAAAAAGATCGAAGATCGCGCGCTGGACGCGAAAGTAGTGCCGAATTTTTCGGCAAAGCATCGAGATGCTGACGCCAACCTGCCTCAATCGCTTGATCCACCATGCGGTAGCAGGAACGGCGAAGAGGATGGCAATCGCTGCGAGGCAGACGAATTCCACGCGTGAAAACATGAGCCCTACCCAGGGACGTGACGGAGGGCGCTCGGCTGCCCTCGTCAATGTCAGGCAGCCGGAGCGTGATAGTTGGTTGTGATCGGCATGGAACGATCGCAGCCGGGCGCGCGAGGAATCCTGGGGGCAGCGAAGCGAATCACCCCGCATGGCGACATTGCGTGCGGCGGCGCTGGCCCTGTGGCGTCGAAGTGGCGAATACCGAGGAAAGATTCGACGACTCGAACGAGTTGCTGGATGGAAAGATCAATCGCATCGAGGAAGAGACGCAACTCCTCGATCAGGTCAAACGAGCCAAGGCCAGTGAGATTGATCTGCTGAGACGCGTCGCTCTGTACCAACCCGGAGGTGATCGTGGGAAGCTTGTTGTCAGCCTCGGATGTCGACAACAGGGCAGTGCTTGGCACTGCTGAGTGAGTCAGTACCTCGTGGAAGGATTCGATAGCCTTCCGGAGTTCGAGCGTGGTGGCCAACGACGCCCAGGCAACAGCGGCTCTCGTCTTACCCGCGCCAGTGCTCGTGATGACAAGTCGGTCGCCCCGGGCGAGGTGCTCCATGATCACACGCTTGACGAACATGCTCTTGCCGGTACCTGGTGGGCCTGTAACCAGAAGTGTCGCGCTGTCGAGGCTCCGCCATGCTTCAAATGCCAGGGCCTGTGCAGGAGTTGGGGAGCAGATAGCCTGAGGGACACCTGACGTCGTGATCTCAGGCACCTCCCCAAGAATGTTCACGCAGTAAGCGTAGACGTTCGTACCGTTGAGCGAGGCCATTCGTCCGAATCGTCGCTGGCGGACGAGAGCACGGGTTGATCGACATGCGCGATCATGTCTGTAGGGCGCGGGGGCGCACCCGAGCTGTGAAGGACCCCCGCCGTGGGACGCCCCGACAGAGCCGCGCGTGCGGCCATCGCGCGCCGCCGCTCGGACGCCATCGATCTACGCCTCGCCGGCGTGGACTGGTTGACGATCGCCCGCAAGCTGGCAGCCGACCCGGCCGTCAACTCCGACGGCATCGCCTACCCGCAGGGGTACGGAGTCGAGCGGTATCGCAAGAACCAGGACCCGCCCACCAACGAGGCCCTGATTCATACCGCCTGCCGGGACGTCCGCACCGCACTGGCCGACCGCCGCGCCGAACTCAACGATGATGTCGACGAGTTGCGTGCACTGGAAGCTGACCGCCTCGACCGGCTGTTCTTCGTCGCCTACAAGAAAGCCGTCCGCGACCAGGACCTCGCCGCCATCGACCGCACCCTGCGGATCATGGAGCGCCGCGCACGGTTGCTCGGCCTCGACATGCCCGTCCGAGCGGAACTGTCCGGCCCGGACGGCGGGCCGGTCCAGGTCGAGAACGTGACCGTCGACGAACTCGACGCCCTGATCGCGCTCACGGATCTGGACGGCGAATGACCCCGCGCGACCACGAAAGCGTTATCGCTCACTACAGGACCCTTCCGCCAGCGCAGCGCCGCACCATCGCACGGGCCGCATCTCCGACGCTGCGTGCGGAGCTGGCCCGCGTCGAACGCCAACTCGCCATGGATCGCTCGCCAGGTGCGCTCGCCGCCGTCCTCACCGGCGGACGCGAGATGCAGGCCCCGCACCTGGACCTCATCGACCAGGCGTTCATCGACATGGCCGCAGGCCGATGCGACCGCGTCATGCTGACCATGCCCCCGCGGCACGGCAAGAGCCGGCGGGCCTCTCGCTGGGCGCCCCTTTGGTACCTGCGGCGCAACCCCGGCCACCGCATGATGATCGCCAGCTACTCCGCTGACCTGGCCGACGACCACGGCCGGTGGATCAGGGACGCCATCAACACCTGGGGCGACGACCTCGGCATCCAGCTCAAGGCAGGAAGCCAGGCCGCCAACCGCTTCGACCTCGTCGGCGGCGAAGGCGGCCTCCTCGCGGCCGGTATCGGCGGCGGCCTCACCGGGCGCGGCGCACACATCGCTATCGTCGACGACCCGGTCAAGGACATGGCGGATGCAGACAGTCCCACCATGCGCAAGCGCGCCTGGGACTGGTGGACTTCCGTACTGCAGACCCGACTCGAACCCGTTGGTGCCATCTGCCTCATCCAGACCCGATGGCACGAGGACGACCTCGCCGGACGCATCCTCGCCACCGAGCGCGACGCCTGGCGGGTCATCGACCTGCCCGCCATCGCTGACAGCTCCGATGATCCGCTCGGCCGCGCCCCTGGGGAGGCGCTGTGGCCCGAACGCTTCGACGTCACCCATCACGCCAAGACCCGCAAGCGAGTCGGCGAACGCGTATGGGGCGCCCTCTACTTGCAGAAGCCTCGGCCGCCGGAGGGAGGCGTCTGGAAGCGGGAGTGGATCGAGACCGCCCGCATCAACGCCGTCCAGTTCTCCGGCCTCGACATGGCGCGCATCGTCGTCGCCGTCGACCCCGCTGGCGGAGAGTCCACCGTCGGAGACGAAACAGGCGTCATCGGCGTCGGCCGCGACTTCGACCGGCAGCTGTACGTCCTGGCTGACCGATCCGGCTCTATGGGCGCCAACGACTGGGGCCTGGCCGCTTGCCGTCTCGCGCTCGAACTCAAGGCCGACGCGATCGTGGTCGAGAAGAACTACGGCGGCGACATGGCTCGGCAGATCGTCACCCAGGCATGGGAGCAGCTGCGCCGCGAAGGTGTCACCCAGGGGCTCCTGATGCCCATGATCCTGGAGGTCACCGCCAAGGTCGGCAAACGCCTACGGGCCGCCCCTGTCGCCCAGCTGTACGAACAGCAGCTCGTGCACCACGTCGGCGAATACCCCGAGCTGGAAGGTCAGATGGTCACCTGGGTCGAGGGAATGGACAGCCCCGATCGCATGGACGCCGCTGTCCACGGACTGACCGAACTGGCCGACCCCGACCAGCTCGACACCCTGCCCACCGACACCGATGACGACCGCTTCGACGGCCGCCGCTGAACTGGCGAGGGCAGAGGTACGACCGAAAACGGCCCCAAGAGGAAACTGCCCAGGAGGATATGACCGCGGTGATGAGGCTCGTTGAAATTGTCTCTATCATCCGTGCGCACCGGTAGGGTCGGCGGCGTCGGAGCGAGGAGGAAAACCATGGCGCTGACTACGTCGCTGGCTGGCCGGGTCCGGAACACGAGCCTGCCGAAGAGTCATGCCCTCTTGCCGCTCCATGAGGCTGTCATTAACGGGATTCAGGCGATCGACGCCCGATTCGGTGACGATGTCGGGCGTGGCCGTCTGATCGTCCGGATCCAGCGCAGCTCACAGGAGGAACTCGACTTTGGTCCCGCTGGTCCTGGTCGTATGGCGCTGAAGCCCATTGTCGGCTTCAGCGTCGAGGACAACGGGGTGGGCTTCACCCCGGAGAACATGACCTCGTTCGAGACACTGGACAGCGACCACAAGGCCGCCATCGGCTGCCGTGGCGTGGGACGTCTGCTCTGGCTCAAGGCGTTCGACAGAGTCTCGATCCGCAGCGCCTATGAGGACGAAGCCAGAGGCTTCCATCGACGGCAGTTCCGGTTCTCCGTCGAGGGGGAGGTCGAGCCGGGCGGGGAGGTGGACGGCCTGGGCGATGTCGGCACGATCGTGAGCCTCGACGGGTTCAAAAAGCCCTTCCAACAGAGCGCGCTGAAGACCGTCGAGGCCATTGCTCGCGAGACGTTCGAGCACTGCATCTGGTACTTCCTCCGCCCAGGCGGCGCGCCCGACATCACGGTGACCGACGATGGCGAGACCGTCTCGTTCAACGACCTCATGGACGACTTTGTGTTCTCCGAGATGCCGAGGAGCTCAATCGACGTCAAAGGTGAGAAGTTCGACATGGTCAACCTCCGCCTCAAGTCCTCGACGCGCAATCTGCCGCGACTGCACTGGTGCGCCGCGAACCGCGTGGTCATGGACGAGAACCTCACGAGCAAGGTGCCGGGGCTACACGGACGACTCAAGGACGAAGCGTCTTCCCCGTTCACGTATGTCTGCTACCTGTCTTCCGCCTTCCTGGATAACCACGTCCGCTCCGACCGCACGGCCTTCGACATCGCCGAACGCGTGCCGGGCGCGACGCTGATCGAAGACGTATCGCTGGACGACATCCGCGAGGGGGTGCTGAAGGAAGTCGAGAGGATCCTCGCCGGCCCGCTCAGCGCAGCGCGCGAGGAGGGCAAGGCTCGCGTCAACGAGTTCGTGAGCAACCGTGCGCCGAGGTACCGGCCCGTCCTGTCGCGGCTCGAGCCGCTCGGCGTGACCGTGGATCCTTCCATCAAGGACCACGACCTTGAGCTGTTGCTGCACGGCAACCTACAGAAGCTTGAAGCCACTGCGATCGCCGAGGGTCAGGCTGTCTTCGCCGAAGACGGCTCCGCTCAGCCCGAGGACTACGCCGAACGGCTCGCTCGCTATCTGGACATGGTGAAGGACATCAACCAGTCCGACCTGGCCGCGTACGTCTCGCGCCGGCGAGCGATCCTCGACGTACTCACCAGACTGATCAGGTCCGACGACCAGGGCAGGTACAGCAGGGAGGACGCCATCCACTCGTTGCTCATCCCGATGCGGACCGACTCGAACGAGATCGGCACCGACGCCTCGAACCTGTGGATCATCGACGAGCGGCTTGCGTTCCACGACTACCTCGCTTCCGACAAGACGCTCAAGAGCATGCCGATTACAGGATCCGATTCGACGAGGGAGCCCGACGTGCTCGCGACTCGGCTCGTCAGCTCCCCGGTGCTCGCTGCGGAGGGCGAGACGCTTCCGCTGCCTTCCATCGTTGTGATCGAGGTCAAACGGCCGATGCGCAACGACGCGTCAGAGGGCAAGGATCCGATCCAGCAGTGCCTGGAGTATGTGAAGCGTGTGCGCGCCGGTGGCGTGAAGACCGCATCGGGGCGGCAGATCCCCGAGACGCATGAGGCGCCCGCTTTCTGCTACGTCGTCGCCGATCTCACACCGACGATGGTGGATAGGTGCAAATATGCGAGCCTGCGGCCCACCCACGACGGGCTCGGCTACTTCGGTTTCAATGAGCCGTATAAGGCATACATCGAAGTGGTGAGCTTCGACCGTCTCGTCAACGCGGCCACCGAGCGGAACCGAGCGTTCTTCGATAAATTGGGACTTCCGTCTAGTTGATCAATAATGGAGCTATTTCCATTTCATGCAGCCTCATCACCCGTGCCTTGTCTGAAGACTCGCCGATCTATGGACCATTCCTCTCAACACGCAGTGGCTCGCCAGCCACCAGGCGTTCAGCGATGTCCTGTGCCTCCGGGAACGCCGACGACGTCAGCCGCAGCCCGGCGTGGGCCGTTACCGTGGCAACGCGCTCTGCCAGTTCCCTGTGTTCTCCGCCCGGAACGCTGCTGAGGTTGAGCGAGAGGCAGACCCGCATGTCGTGACCCTGCGAGACGAGCACCGGGTCCTGTGGGGGAGTACAGGGAATCGTCGCGTCGGTCAGCGCGTGGACGACTTGGTCCCGTAGTTCGGCCGTGCTCCGCTGGTCGACCTCGCGTGTCGCGGCGTAGATCGCATCGCACAGCGCATTGGCAGCGGGGACTGCCGCGCTGACGGAGATGGTGAACGGCCCCATGGAGACGGTGTCGGTGACCGAGTCGTAGCCGAAACTCCAGAAGCCGCGGGCTACATCCCGCGGGTCAGCGCCCTTGCGGGCGTCGGCCTGGGGGCCGAACTTGCCCATACCGCGAGCCCAGTCCTCGAAGTGAGTGAGGCCGTCACGGACGTGCTTGATGTTCGGCAGGGCGTCAAGGAAGACCTGCTCGGCGTTATCGAGTGCGGTGATCACCGTGGGATCCATGCCGAGGTCCTTGAGGGCGATCCGTTCGAGCTTGACCGCGGCGAGGAGCTGGCGCAGGGCGACGACCAGTGTTCGTGCGTCGATCTGCCGGGAGCTGAACCAGCCGACTTGGACGTCGTCACCGTGCATGCGTGCCACGGTCAAGGCGACTGTGGCACGCAGCCAGCTCGATTCCGAGAGTGCGATCGAGTACGGACTGTCCGCTGGGGACCAATCATCCGGCAGGTTGCTGTTCATGACGGAATCTTCGACCCCGGAGCCTTCGGCTGCTCGGAATTTCCGGATCCCGAGGCGCTCGGAGCTGCGGAAGTCCGACGTAGAAGACGTCTCGTAGGCTGGAGGCGCGGCGCGGGGCCGACTGTCGGAGGGGCACTGTGGGCCTGCGCGAGCTGATCACCGACGCCTGGAGTTGGCTGGACTACAAGCCAGCCATGGCTGACCCGCGCCGACCGGGCCGTAACACCTGGGCGGAACTGACCCGCTCCTGGGTGCCGGACGAGGACCTGCGACGCCTGGCCGCCTACCGGCTCCTGGCCGCGTACGACTCCAACCAGGCCGGCCAGTTCGCCGCCGTGACTGGCGATGACAAGGCAGGCATCGAGCGGAGGGAACTCGGAGATGCCTCCAAGTTGGTCGACACGGCGCTCGGCTACCTCCTCGGCTCCCAGCAGGTCATCAGCGTCGCGGGCGCGGAGCACACCGACGACGAGCCGACCGCCGAAGCAGCCGCGGCGCTCGCCGTACAGGACAAGCTGAGGACGTGGGCAGAGAAGGAGCTGCTGCCGCTGCGCCTTCAGCAGGCCGAGCGAACCGCAATTCTGCTCGGCGACGCCGTTTACACCCTGGCCTGGGATCCCGCGAAGGGCCGGGTCGTGCTGCGTACTTGGGACCCGGGCCTGTACTTCCCGGAGTGGCCGGAGGACGGAGAGCAGGACGGCGCCGAGTTCCCCCTGCGCGTTCACCTGGCGTGGGAGCTGCCCGAGGACAAACGGCGCGGGCTCAAGGCCAGGCTTCGGCGGGTCACCTACGAACTCGGCCCGATCGGTCCGGCCAGTCGGCGCGGCGCAGCGAAGGACGGCAGCCCGGCGCGCGAGTACCTGTACACCGACGACGGCGATCCGATCCTAACTAGCGGCGACGCGCGGAACGCCGACACGGGCATCATCACCCGCACCTACCCTTGGGCACTCAACCGGCCCTCCCCGTGGACGTGCTTCCTCACCGACGCGGAATGGGACCTGGACGACCTCACGCATGCCGACCTCCTGTACGACCTGCCGATGCACAAGGCTCGGTACCGAGTCCGCTCGGACGGCGAGGTCCTCGACCGGCTCGACCTGATGGCGGACTTCATACCCGTCGTCCACATCACGAACAGCATCCCCACCAGCGGAGAGCACTGGGGGAAGCCGACCGTGGCCACCGTCCTCCAGGCCCTGGACGAGCTGTCCGCGACCGACACCGATGGTTCGGGCGCGTCGGCCACTACTGGCTCGCCGATCATCGGCCTGGCGGGTGCCCGGTTGCCCATCGACCGAGCGACCGGCCAGCCGCTACCAGTGAAAGTCCGGGCTGGGACGGTGTGGCAGCTCAGCGACAACGGGCGCATGGACGTTCTCGACACGTCGGCCCAACTGGCCGAACTCCGCGCCCGCGTCGACCACATCCTCGACCGGATCGCAGCGAACAGCCGCCTCACTGCCGCCGGCCTCGGCACCCTCGACCCGACCGCCCTGCCGTCCGGGTACGCCCTACAGCTCGCCCTGGGCCCGCTGGACTCGCTCGTTGCCTCCATGCGATTGGTCCGCAGCCACAAGTACGCCGTGTTGCTGCGCATGGTGCAGCGGCTTCACCAAGCCGGACAGGCCGAGGGCTGGCCCGCAGGGGAGTCATTGCCTGCTCGGCTGATGTGGGGCCCGCACACCCCGACCGACCGTGCCGCCGTCCTTGACGAGGTGGTCAAGGGGGTTGGGGCCGGAGTGCTGTCCGTCGAGACTGGCGTACGGATGTTGATTGACGCTGGATACCCCGTCGACGATGCACAGGATGAGATCGAACGCATCCAGTCCCGAGCCTTCGAGGCCGCCGCTCGGCTCGCCGACGCGACGGGGGACAACGCAGCCGTGCGTAGGTACCTCGGGCTGCCCGCGGCTGACTCTGGAATACCAGCGATCCGGGCGGTGCCGCTTGAGCCTGATCTCTCATAAGTAGGGTCAGGGCATGACCAGTACAACTCCGGCTCAGCAGAGGCTTGTTGACCACGCGGCGCTCGCCGCCGATCCGTACACCGTGTACGCGCAGTTTCGCGAGACCGAGCCCGTCCATCGAATCACCGGGACGGACGGGCTGCCCGCCTGGCTGGTGACCGGCTACGACGACGTACGCCAGGCACTGGCCGATCCTCGGCTGTCCCTGGACAAACGCAACGCGGCACCCGGCGGCTACCGGGGTATGGCCCTGCCGCCGGCGCTGGACGCGAACCTGCTCAACATGGACCCCCCGGACCACACCCGCCTCAGGCGCCTGGTGTCTCGGGCCTTCACTCCCCGCCAGATCGAGCAGATGCGCGAGCCGATCCAGCGCACCGCCGACCGCCTGCTGGACGCCATCGCCCCGCAGGAACACGTGGACCTGATCGGCTCGTACGCGGCGCCTCTGCCGATCACGGTGATCTGTGACCTGCTCGGGGTGGCCCCGGCTGACCGGCTCGACTTCCGGGCCTGGACCGACGCCCTCGTCGCTCCCGACCCCGCACAGCCCTCCCAGGCCAAGGAAGCCGTCGGCAGCGTGCTGGCGTTCTTCACCCGCCTCATAGCCGCCAAGCGAGCTGTCCCGGCCGACGATCTCCTCTCCGCCCTGATCGCCGTACGCGACCAGGAGGACCGGCTGAGCGAGGACGAGTTGATGTCCTTGGCCTTCCTCATCCTGGTAGCCGGATACGAGAACACCGTTCACCTGATCGGCAACGCGATCCTGACCCTGTTGCGCCACCCCGATCAGCTGGCCGAACTGCGCGCCGACCCCGCCCGGCTGAGCGCCGCGGTGGAGGAACTGGCCCGCTACGACGGCCCGGTCCCCCTGGCCATCCGGCGGTTCCCTACCGAGGATGTCACCATCGGCGGGGTGACTATCCCCGCCGGCGAGACCGTCCTGCTGTCCCTCGCCGCCGCCCACCGGGATCCGCATCGCTTCACCGACCCGGACCGCTTCGACATCAACCGCGATGCCACCGGACACCTCGCTCTCGGCCACGGAATCCACTACTGCCTGGGTGCTCCGCTGGCTCGGATGGAGACCGAGATCGCCCTGGCTGCGCTCTTCGCCCGCTTCCCCGACTTGACCCTCGGCGTGGCGCCGAGCGAGTTGCAATGGCGGCCCTCAATGCGATCCCGCGGACTACTCGTCCTTCCGGTCCGCACTGCCAATGTGGCTGCGGCCGCCGACAGTGCTTGAGGCCTTATCCGATCCAGAGCACCAAAGGGCATGTCGTTGGCTGGAAGGCGCGAGACGTGAGGCCTGATGGGTGCGGCGCGATGGCTACACTGATCTTTGGCGCGGGGGCGCTGGAGACCTGTGGATGGTTCACGCATGACGCGCCCCTCACTCCCCAACCCCCTCGAACCGATCTCGCCCGAAGACGACTCCAACAAGTCCGGTGACGAGGGTGACGCCCCGAATGGCGGCGTCACGCAGGAAGACCTCTCGCGGCTGCTGGCTCGGGAGAAGACCCAGGGTGGCCGGGCGGCTGTGAAGAAACTGCTCGTCGACCTCGGGTTCGACAGCTCCGAGGCACTGGCCGAGTTCATCACGACGAAGCGCGATGCTGACCAGGCTGCGCTGACCGAGGTCGAACGCCGTGAGCAGGCCGCTGAGGAGAAGCTGAGGTCAGCCGAGACGCGCGAGGCGCAGGCCTTGGCCAAGGAGCGCGCCGCTATCCGGCGTGCTGCTCTCGGAGGTCTCGGCGCGACGGGGGACGACCTCGATGACGCGGTCCTCTTGATCGACCGTGCCCTGCACGACCAGCCCGACGCCGACGAGGCGGCTGTCGCCGCTGCCGCTGAGCAACTCCAGGAGCGACGGCCCGAGTTGTTCGGCCTCGGCCGGGAGACCGTGCCGCCTGCTCCGGGCGGATCTCCCGCCGGCGGCCCGCCGAGGCGCGGAGGCATTCCACCCCGGCGCGGAGCGGCGGGGCTCGAAATGGCCCGGCGGCGAGGGCTCATCAGCGACTGACCACGTCAACGAGACATGGCCGTGGGACCACGCCCCTCAATCCGTGGACGCCCTTCCGGAACCCGGTCGGGCTGATCAGGGACCACGCCCTGGCGCGGCTCGGCCGCCTTCATCTCGTGGACACCGCCCCTTGCAACTCGCGCCGGGTGCGGGAGGAATTCGATCCGCACCCACGAGGGAGACATCGTGAGCGACTACCAGGTCCTCACCACCACCACGACGGTCACCGACGACCGGACATGGCTCGCTTCACTGGACGGCGTCCACGAAGCCCAGACGATCACTGTCGACACCAGCAAGCTGACGGCAGGCACCCACTACACGGCGGGCACGCAGAACCAGCCCCGCCACATCATCAAGTCCGGCATCCCGCTCGGCAAGATCACCGCATCCGGCCTTTACGTGCCCTACAACGCCGCAGCCAGTGACGGCAGTCAGATCCTCGCCGGATTCCTCGTTGCCGAGACCGCGTTCACCCCCGGCTCTGCGAAGACCGCGGGCGCACTGCTGTGGCGCGGCGAGGTGCAGGCGGCGAAGCTGCCCGTCACCTTCGCACCCCCGGCCGCCGCGAACACGACCGCATTCATCCACTACCGGTAAGGAGGCAGCCCCATGGCCCTTGAGAAGCTCCTTGAGGCGATCGTCCCCGAAGACATCCAGGCGTTCATCCGAGCGATCACCACGCCGGAGGACTACCTCCTCACCCGCGAGGTGTTCGCCGAACGGAACATCGACAACGTCAAGTTCCGTACCAAGAGCAGCAAGCGGCGCGTCAACGCGGCGAAGTTCCGCGCGTGGGAAGCCGCGCCGACGCTCGCCAGGCGGCGTGCCGAGCAGGTCATCAACGAAGGCATGCTGCCCTGGGTCGGCCAGGAACTGCCCTTCTCCGAGCTCCAGATCATCCTGGCGGCCGTAGACCGGGGCCAGGACACTAGCGAGTTCCTCGACCTGCTCTACGACGACCTCGAACAGCATGTGGAGGCCACGAAGGCCGCCATGGAGATCGCCGCCGGACAAATGCTGTCCGCTGGGGTGGTGTCCCTGCCTGGAGTCGCCCTGGACGTGGACTGGAAGGTGCCGGCCGCCAACCGGCCGGTGGTGGCGGTGCCGTGGTCCCAGTCGGATGCGGCCACCCCGGTCACCGACGAGCTGGCGTGGATCCAGTACCTGAAGAGCATCGGCGCACCGCGCCCCGAGCGGGTCATCAGCTCGGAGAAGGCGCTGTCGCTGCTCGGGTCCACGGCGGAGTACCGGGCCGCGTTCTACAACTCGCCGTCCACCGAGCAAATTCCGAGTGGGATGCTCGCGCCGGAGGAGGTCAACCGGGTCCGCGCCAAGTACAACCTGCCGCCCGTGACCGCCTACGACGTGCAGGCGTACGACAGCGGCGACAACCTGGTGCGCACGACCCCGGAGTCGATGTGGGCGATGATCCCGCCGCGCCGCGAACAGTGGGGCGAGACCCAGTACGGTCTGACCGCCGAGTCGATCGAGCTGCGCGGCAAGGGAGTCATCACTGCAGAGGAGGCCCCCGGCATCGTGATCACCACCTACGTGCAGACGCGTACCCCCGTCCAGTTGTCCACGATCTCGGCCGCTGCTGCGATGCCCGTGCTGTACGTGCCGGACATCCACATCGCTGCGACGGTCTTCTAACGGGAGCTGGTCATGGCGAAGTTGGCGCGCACGGTATTCCTGCGAGACCCCGAGCAGGGCCCCATCCGGCTGGAAGCGGGGGAGGAGGTTCCCGAGCGGCTCGCCCCGCTCATCCTGAATCCGGCTGCATGGTCGGGGGAGGCTCGTTCTCCGGATGAGGCCACCCCAGACCCGATCGGCACGGACGGCGATGCGGAAGAGACGCCGACCGTGGCGGACGCTGCCTCGGAGCCGGAGCCGGAGCCGGAGCCGGAGCCGGAGCCGGAGCCGGAGCCCGCCAAGACCCCGAGACGACGCGCCGCGAAGACGGCCGGCGCAGGTGTATAGGTAGCGGCACATCCAGTGAGGCTCGGCACCGCCACGGTGTCGGGCCTCACCTCGAAGGACAGGAGCATCTCGTGGACGTCGCTGTACGCGCCTGGCTGCTGGCTCAGCTCGGCCCCACCACCGACACATCCGACCTGGACGCACGCTACGCGCGACTGGCCTCTGCCCGCGCTGTCGCGAACGAGGTCCTGGCCGAACGGCGCGCGAAGCTGCTCGCCGACCCACTCCGCATGACCGTCGACGGCGTGGTCACCCTCGACCAGTCCAACAACCTGACAGGCCTGGAGAGACAGATCGCCTCCCTGGAAGACACGACCGCACCCGACGATCCAACTGGCGCGGACACGCTGGCCATTGCCCCGCTGCAGCCCGCTCACCGCCGGTACCACCACTGGCGGCGATAGTGGCCTACGAATTCCCGCCGCTGACCCCCGGGGATGCGGCCACCGTGGCGGCTCGTGTCGCCGCAGTACTGGAGGACGCTTGGCAGCGCCTCGCCGCCGAGCAGTCCGCCGTGATCGACGCGATCGGCGACAACAGCCGCTCCCGGATGGTCACCGACCGCCTCGCCCAGTTCCAGGCCGCCATCACAGACTTTCAGCGGCGCGTCGATACCGAAGCGAAAGCGTTCGTTGCCCGGCAACTGCCCCACCTGTACGAGGAGGGGGCGCGCGCCGCGGCCCGCACCGTCGGCGGGCAATTCTCGTGGACGCTCATCCACCGTGAAGCCCTGCAGTCGCTGGCCTCGGACTCCTACGCCGACTTCCTGCGCCGCTCAGAAGAGGAGCAGCGCATGGCCGCCCAGTTCTATCGGGCGGTACGGGAGGCCGCACGCCGTGAAGTGCCGCTCCTGGCCGCGGGCAACACCACCGCCCTGCAGGCCGCGAAAGGGTTGGCGGACCGGCTGGCCGTCGAGCATCAGCTGAGGACCGTGATCTATCGAAACGGGGCTCACGTACCGGTGCGGGCGTGGGCGGAGTCTGCGACGCTCGCCAAGAGCGCGGTCGCCTACAACGCGGGCACCCTCAACCGTGCCCGTGAGTCGGGTGTGCAGTGGATGGAGGTGTTCGACGGCGCCGATTGCGGCTGGACCAGCCACAAGGACACCGACAAGGCGAACGGCACACTCCGGACGGTTGAAGAGGCGGGGGCGTGGCCGATCTCCCATCCCCGCTGCCGACGTGCTTTCGGCGCGCGGCCAGACGTCGGTGCGACTGCGGGGCCTGTTCACCGACCTTGAGCGGGAGTGGACGACGTGGATATCCACTGACCCGGACTCGCCCGGCCACATCGACGCCTCCGCATCCTCGTGTATGGCCTGATCTCCGAGGTCAACCAGGGCGCCATCGTCCACGGCCCCGCGCCTCACGGCGCCACAGCCGCGCGGGCGGACGAGCGGGGCAGCGTCGGTGTACGGGCGCAGGATTGGAAAAGTGAGGCTCGTACTCGATACACGCTTGTAGCTCGTACTCGATACATGGTTTCATTGCAGGCATGACCAATATCAGGCTTACCAAGCCGACCATGGCGGTCTTGGGGGTGCTGCTCAACGTGAAGCCTGACGCGCCTGCGTGGGGCCTGAGCATCTGCCGCGACGCCGACCTCGGCCCCGGCACCGTCTACCCAATTCTCGACCGTCTCCTTGAACGCGGCTGGCTCAGGAGCTGGAACGAGGAGGAAGCCCACCCGGGGCGTCCGGCCCGACGCTTCTACGAGTTCACGAACGTTGGGCGGGCCCAGGCGCTGGAAGCATTGGAAGTCCGAAATGCGCGCCGCGCCCGATTCGGCCTCCGACCCACAGGCGGTGTGGCGTGACGACGTCCGGAAGCAATGATCGGCCGTGGCTACGGAAGAGCCGCCTCGGTGATCGCCTGGCAAACCTGATAGAAGGAGAGCTCGGGGAAGGCGCCCGGGGAAGGGTGCTCGCGCACGTGGCAACCTGCCCGAACTGCAAGGGTGAAGCCGCCGACGTGAAGAGGCTCTTCAAGAGCATCACCGAGGTGGAGCCGACGAGGATGGTGAGGAACGAAGATGTCCCAACCGGATATCGCCTCGGCGGCACGGAGAACTCGAAGTGGTTGGTTCGTGTGCCGCCAGCCGAGCCGGCGCGAGAGCCACATGCAGAACGCTGGGCCTCCCTGGCGGCCAAGATCGCTGGAGACCGCCGCGACATGCACACCGCGTGGCTGGCTGACCTCGATGGCCGGGCGGAGGACGGTGTGTCCCTCACGCCGTTGCAGCAGCGGCGGTATGCGCTTGGGTTCCTTGTTGCCGCTATCCGCTTCGTTCTTCGAGACTCTCTCGGTCGCCTGTGGCGTCCCATCGACTGGATCCTGTCCACGCGAAACCGTCGGGAATCCTTCACCGGTGTCCCACCGGCGCTGCTCGTGCTCTACATCGCGAAACACGACGGGGTTCACACCCTCCTGACGGAAGGGTGGGGCTGGACCGGCGGCTGCGGTGTTGCGATGTTCGCTCTGGTCCGCTGGCTCCAGCGAGTGCGTGGGATTGAGTTGGCGGAGGTAGCTCAACCGGAGGGCGAGTAGCGGGCGCGAAGCAGTTTGAAGCCCGCGACCGGGCGAAGCGGAAAGTGACGACCTTGCGGTTGGCCACGTATCCCATCTTGTAGTCCTGGCAAGGCGGACCGCCTGAGAGCACCTCGGGTACTCCCAGGCGGCCCCGGGTCAGCGGCGCTCGAACCAGTAGGCCGCCCCCGCGAGCACGCCGGTCACGGACGCCTTCACTGCCAGGCGCATGAGTTCGTCGCTTGCGGTATCCAGCAGTCGGCGTGCCCGCATCCGGGCGGGGCTCGGCCGCCTGGTCTGCGGCTTCTCGCCGAGCGCGGGGCCATCTAGGTGCTGGTCAGAGTTGCTTTGACAGTGGGAGCCCGTAGGCTCGTTCTCGGTGGAGATGGTGACCTCCTCAGGTCGTCCGTTTCTGCTGTCGAAGTCGGTGGCCTCCTGTTGTGAGCAGGGGGCCGCCGCCATATAGGCGGCGGCACCGAAAGGCCGCCGGGAACCATTGTGTCGGGTGGTACTGACAACTACGGATGGCTCGGCACCCCGACACGCCCGATGGTGAAGCCGGTCACACGGAGTCGTTCGCACACGGCGCTCCCTACGGCATCACTGGGGCTGACCTGCGTAAACACGCGTTTGATCAGCGTCCTGTCCGTTTCGGTCGGCGATTAGGGGCAGCGCAGAACGTGAGTCCATGAACCACGGCACTGCTTCACCGCTGATCTCCGACAGGGCGCGTGACATGCGTATTCGTGGCTAGGTGCCGGATGCGTACCTTGCCCTTCTCCTACAAGTAGTCCTTGGCGACTACCTTCTGCGCGTACATCGCTGCCGGGCCACCAGAACTCGTGGAGCTTGCCGCCTGCGTGCAGCATGGTCACCTTGCGCACCCGCTCGTCTGCGTGTGTCATGGCTTCTCCGCGACGTTGAGAACGTTGGCTGGTCGATGACCTGCGGCAGGCCGCCTTTGTGCTTTGGTCCTCGAAGTCAGCGGGCTTCGCCTCCGCCTCCTTGTAGAAGGGAGGGTTGCCGAGCTCGTAGTCGAAGGTGCCGACGCTGAACGCGACGTTCTCCGGATTCCTGTCGGCGCTCCCAGAAGACGTTCCTGATCATCTCGATCCGTGCGTCGTACTCTGCCGCTTGCATGAGGTGTCCGTTCTCGTCCTGGCGGTCGACCGACGGGATCTTGATCTGCTTGACGAACTCGGCGATGTCTACTTCTGCCGGCCCCTGGTTCACGAAGTCGTTGTTTCCGTATCCACCCTTGACGTTGAGGGTCGTGATGATGGACTCGACGTTCTTCGCGATGACTTCGATCATTGGTGGGGCGTCGTCCTCGGTCCAGGACGGGATGCCGGTGCGTGGTGGGCCGGCTGGGAGCACCTGTGCAGTCGCGGGCGGCACCCGCTTCACATGAACTGCTGGCAGAGGCCGACGCCAGAGTTTGGCAACGAGTATTCGAATCTGTCCGACTTCCGCAGCTGCCCTGCCTAAAGCGACCGCGCCGAACGGCTGCTGGGTCTCAGGCTCACCCAGATCCGGTGGGCCGACCTGTTCAAGGGACGTGGAGACACTGGGTATCTGGGCGGCCGCTGATCCTCGTAGGTCCTGCCCGTACCCCCTCCCAGGGCCGTGCCGAGGGAACTCACCCTTCTTGCTGGCTCCGGGCCGGTCGGAACAAGGACCTCTGCCAACGGCGGGGAGACCCGGACGCGTTCTGCCTCAGACGGGAGTAGCGGACCACTGACCTGGGGCTGGCGGTGCGCACCCATACCGGTGCACCGACCAGGATCCGGGAGGCGCCGTTCAGGGGGTCGTCCGCCTGAAAGTTCCAGCGTGCCGGGGCCAGCACCACGTCCGTGAAGATCTCGGCGAACCACTCGCACTGCGGTGCGTGGCCGAGGGTGTAGCCGCGTGTCCAGGGTCTGTTTGCATGGTCCATTCCGGGGCGGTCTCCCTGTGCAAGTGCGATCTTGAGGACTTCCACGGCGAGAGACTCCGGGTCGTCCCATTGGGAGGAGTTCCGTGTGCCGCGGGTTTGCAGCAATTCGTAGACCGCCGTCCACGCCGACGAGGACCATCCGGCCTCAAGGACCTCGGAGCGCCGGAAGTCGGCGAGGTTATCCATACTGCCGAACAGCACCAGGTCGACTTGTTCCCCGGCCGTGCTGTGAGTGCGTACGTGCAGCAGAGTGCCCTTGTCTCGCTCGGGGCCTTCCCCATACCAGGCGATGTTGACCTGGTCCACGCCCTGGGCGAAGTGGACCGGCGGCGGCTCGCCGAAGGTGACGGTGGCCTGGGCGCCGACAGCCTTGAGTAGCTTCCGGGCGATCTTTTGCCGGTTCTGGTCTTGCCCTTGCGTGGGAGCGAACTCCACCTGCGGCAGCGGGACGCCCATGACCTCTCCGGGAGACGTGACTGCTGTCGGGTACCAGGGCCGATGCAGGGACAGCCCGTTGTCCCGTGCCATGTGGCGGATCTTCCGGTCTGACCAGTACAGGTACCGGCCGAAGTCGCTACGCCTCATCAAAGCCTCTTCTCGGTTCAGCCAACTGCAGGTCGTCACCACCGACACGAGCGGCGCCTACCACGCGAGCACGAGCTGTGCTCTGTTCCAACGGGGCTACAGACCGCCCTGATCCGTCCCTTCGCCCCCGTCGACGTGCCGGCGAACCGCAGCCGTGCCAGTGCATCACCCTGAACAGCACCTGAGGTAGCGGGAACCCCGCCGCCCAGGGGCGGCGGGGCCTGTTCAGCCTGCCCAACCCATGTCGTACACCTCGATGCCGTCGAGGTACGCGGCGAACGCGACCCACGACCGCGGCCCCCAGTAGAACGCGCCGTGTCGACCGCCAGGTGGCGGCCAAGAGTCCGGCCGGACGAGGGCCGCCGCGATCGTCTCGAAGATCTCCTGCTGGCCTTTGCCCGGGAGGTTGGCCAGCGACTCCTCCACCCGAAACGCAAGATCGACCCTGTACGTCATCGCGCACCCCCGTGCATCGTGATCATTGAGGCAGCAATGTACGGCGAAGCGGCGAAGCGCATGACGGCCTGTGGATAACCACAAATACCTGTGGATAGCTCACCGCAACCGCGTCACCGACACGACGGCGTGCCGGGTCGTGTCGGCCAGCACCTCCACCATCAGATCGACGACCACGGTTGTGTACACCTCACCCGTTCCCAGAGCGGCGGCCGTGCGCCTCGACTCAGGAAGGGGCAGCTGCGCCGCGACCTGGGCGGCCAACTGTGTACCGATGGCCCGGGTCAGCCGGACTCGCCCGTCGGGCAGTCGTACGACGAGCGCCTTCGGGCGCTTCGCCGGCCCCGTATAGCCGACCACAGCAGCGTCGGTCGTCTCCGTGTGCCTGATCTTCTTCCACGATGAGGCGCGCCCTGCCCGGTACGGCGACGTTCCGAGCTTCGCGACAACACCCTCGACGCCCGTGTTCTGAAGCGAGTCGTACCAATCCTGCGCCACCGACAGATCGTCTGTCGCCGACACCGCCTGAATCGGTGACGGCGACGACAGCCCGGCGAGCACGTCGAGCATCATCGCGCGCCGCTCGACGTACGGTCGCCCGCGAACATCCCCTGTCGGCAGGGCGAGGACGTCCCACACGATGTACAGGGCTGGGTGCTGCTCGGCCAGCTGGCGGGCCCGCGCGGGCGCCGACGCCGCCCGGGACTGCGCTGCCTCGAAGCTGATCCGCTTGTCCACGACGACAACGGCCTCACCGTCCAGGACCACACCGGGCGGCATGTCCATCCCGGGCAGCGCGATGTCCATCCACGTGGCCGTCACGTCGCGCCCGGAACGCGCTTGCAGACGCACGCTTTCGGCTGTACGCCACATGACCGTCCTGTGGCCGTCGAGCTTCATTTCGTACCACCATCCCGGTGTGGCTGGCAGCACGGGAGCCAGCTCGGCCAGCGCGACCTCCACGGGGAACTCCACGTGATCAGCCTCCGCCCACGAACGGCCGCCCGCCCGTCGGCCTACTCCGGGACGAAGTGGAGCGCCGTATCGGGATTGCAGAACGGGCAGGCTTCGACATGCTCGTACAGCGCCCTCCGCGCCTGGCCCTCGCTGATCGGTTGGATCCGGACGCCGTCCGCCATGGCGCACCCACCCTGGTGAATCAGCGCGGGCGGGCTCTCGGCGCCGATACCCCGCTCCAGCAGCCATTCGGGCGGAGGCGGACGTCGATCCTCGGCCCTCCGTCGCGCAGCCTCCCGCTCCTTCTCGACCGAGATCCAGCGATCCAGCTGGGCAAGACTCGTCTGCGCCTGCTGCACGATCACGCGCCGCGCGAAGTACAGCAACTCAAGACGAGACGGCTTGTCGGTCATGCGTTCGATTCTAGAGGCGATTTCGCGCCAGATTCACTGCAGGTGGTTCCGCAGGTCCTTTGGGTGATCGCACAACCTCTACGGGGAAGGTTGTAGACCCTCTGACCTGCTGCTTTTCCTTCATCCGTCCACGCAGATCGATCAGGCTGAAGATTCACTCTTAGGGACATGGCTGACGACAAACCTTGACGGAATCAAGGCCGACCTGCACCGCCTAACGTCTACCGCGCAAGCGGACGGGGGCCACCCCGGCTGTTGTGGAATCATGACAACTGAGAAGAAAACTGAGGGGGTTGACCTTGGCTGACGTGCTGATCAGGCGCGGAGTTGCCGGACTGCCGAGCGTGTCCCGCTCGGACGTCCCCGGGAACTACCCGTACGAAGCGATCAGGGTGGCGAAGCTCATCCGAGCCGCTGGCTTGACCGTCGAGTTCGAGGACGAGAAGCCTGATCGCACCTACCTGACCCACGACGCCGCCGAGTTCTGGTTGCCGATCATTGAGTTCGCCAGGGACGTCGGGAAAGAGACCCTGATCGCAACGCTGACTGGCTTGGTCTCCTCCTACGCGACGATGAAGATCCTCAGGAGGGGCGATTCGTCCGGCGAAGAGGTGACTGTTCCGTCCCCCGTTCTGCACGTGGAGGTAACCCGGCAGGGTGACCTGACCACCAAGCTGGTGCTGGACGGCCCGGCCGCCTCGGTCCTCGAAGCGATCACCAGGATCGAGAGGTGGGGTTCTGAGGATGAGCGCCGTCAGCTCCCCGAGGGATGAGAGCGAAGTCTTCCAGCAGTGCCAGGTCGACCTTGAGCAGGCCAAAGCTGCACGCCACCCCGATCCAGCTGCACTAGAGATCCTGCGGCGGCTGAGGGGGGAGCTGCGGCAGGTAATGGACCGTTCCGAAGAGCACGACCTTGCCCTCTTCGACCGAGCTCATGAGCTGCTGGACGAGGTAGGCGGATTGCTGAGGCGCGGCTATCCGAAGGCTTGCACCATGGCCTACCGAGACGGCGTCTACTACCGGGAGTGTCCAGTTGATCTTGGGCATCTTCGGGTCGGGTTTAGCGTGGAGACACGCGTGGACGAGTGGGAGTGCTCGATTTGCGGACTTGATCCTGACGAATGCGATCACATCCCCGGTGAGTCGTACGAAGGCCGTGAGTGCCTCGTCATCATCACGAAGGCCCAGATCCTGGCAGTGGCCCTCGTAGCTAACCCGAGGTTCCGGGATGCGCGCTTCGGCAGCCTGTCGCTCGGCACATCTACCGAGCTGCGTGCTGCTCTTGGGCCGAATTTTCGGCCGGGAGTGAGGCTCAGCTGCGATAAGTGCCTCGCGGGATGCCACGGCCTCAACCGAAACTTCGATGGGTCGACACACGGCTGATCGACAGTAACTGGCCGGACGAGACTCGGCGCTGCCGCAGAGTCGCGCTTCCGCGTGCTGGTCGTTCTCGTGGTGCACCCATGAGCTGCTTCACCCCCGTGCCGGTGACACCAGCTCACCGCCACTTCAAGGAGACAGCCTCTAGGGCGATCCCCGAAGCGTCCGCACTCTAACCGCTGCGCGCAGAAGAGAGAGACGTAACCCATGGAAGCGCAGGCGTGGAAGCCCCTCCCTGGTCCAGTACAGACGCCCCCGCCTCGGCATCGCTGGTTGGAAGGAGGGGCAGCCGGTGGAGGTGCGCGGCTACACCACGGTGGCCGAGCTGAGCGCCGACATCGACCGGTACGCCGAAGACATCTGATCCCCGCCCCGCTACGCCCCGGCCGCTCGACCTGGCCGGGGCGTAGCCGTGCTCTCGGTACGGGCGCCGACTACGGGCGCAGCGGGTCTCGTAGCATCGTCGCGAAGACCGGCGAGTCGTCGAACGGCTGCTGACGGCCGATCTGCTTATATCCCCAGGACTCGTAGACGGCCTTGAGGCGCCCGTCGGACAGTGCAGGGTTGACGAGCAGAGTGACGCGCTGCTCCTGCCGCTGCGACAGTAGCTCCTCGTGCAAGGCCCTGGCGGCGCCCTGACCGTGGGCACCCCGCCACTGCTTGCGGACAAGGATCTCGTTGAGGGCGAGGGTCCGCCTGCCGTCTTCCTCCACGTACTCGTCAGGGTGCGGGTCTTGTTCGGCGGACCACCATCCGGTGTTCTCACCGAGCGGCACAGCGAAGACGTACCCGGTCGGGTCCTCCCCGTGGTACCCGACGACGGCCTCCCAGCCGGGGCGGGACGAGTACGCCGTCAGCCGTTCGTCGAACCGGTCCCGGTGGTAGAACGGCCGGTCCATCAGCCCGAACTCTCCACGCACCTCCACGTGGATGTCGACGATGAGCTGCCGTATCTCCTCCACGTCCTTGGTCCGGCGGTAGGTGATCGTGCCGTTCATGCTGCCCTCCGATGCTCAAGCCACACGGTGCTCTCGGAACTGCGTGGCGCTACGGCCGTGAGACGGGTGGTGAAATCGTTCAGGAGCACGTTCACGCGCCCTTGCGACGCCATCCCGGCCGGTACCTTTCGGGCTGCGGTGACGGCCGGCTCGATGTCGCCCTGGCCGAGCTGGGCCAACGCCAGGTTGGCGTACGTCAGGGCGCGGTTTCGTTCGAGCTCCGGCCGCAGGCCCGCGAGGCATCGGTGCGCGTGACGCTCGGCGTCTTCCCACCTTCGGAGCCGCAGGTAGGCGAAGGTGGCCAGGCTGTCCAGCTCGGCCTGGTCGTAGAAAGCCATCCACGGTGGGCGGTGCTTCGTCTGGTCAGCGCGCTCAAAGCTGGCCTGCGCGAGGCCGATCGTGCGGATGGCGCTGCGATCGTCCCCGATGTCGGCGTGGAAGGTCGCGAGTCGTGCCAGCGCGAGGGAGGCGTACACCGGGTCGCTTCGGGTGACGGACGTGGCCCTCGCCGCTTCACCGGCAGCGATGGCGTCGGAGGGTCGGCCGAGGTGGCGGTACATGATCCCAGCGTGGCCCCATACGCGGAAGAGCACGGGGCGGTTGTTGGCGAGCCCTGCGAGGGTGACCGCCTGGTTGAGGTACGGCTCTGCCTGGTCCAGGCGGCGGCCGTCGATTGCGGCCCACATGGCGCTCGCGGTGAACGCTGCCGCGACGCCGTACAGCTCGGACCGGATGCGGCTGGAAGCGGTGTGGGTGTTCTGCATGCGCACCGTCTCCTCGGCGAGCCCGGCCGCATGCCGTTGGAGTTCCTGAGTCCCGCCGTACTTGTTGTCCATGCTGACGACAGCCGCCAACTTCGCGTTCATCCGGTCCACGTCGTCCGATCCGAGTCGGCGTTGCGAGGCGGCAGGGGCGGTCAGTGAAGCGCCGGCGGCGGTGGCTGCGGCGAGGAAAGTGCGGCGATACAAGGGGTCGTCCTCAGGTGCGGGGGAAGGGCTTGAGTTCTTACTCCCCCGGGGAACGAAGCCTAACTCTGCGGCTGGGACACCTGTGGCCTTCTCCAACGCTGTCCTCAACAGGGCGTTGGGTGACCGGTGTTCGCCTTTGAGTAGCTTGAAGATGTGTCTCTCGTTCACCGTTCCGCAACGGCCTGTCAGGTCTTCAATTCCCGTGTTGACCAGGGAAGTTAGCTCCCTGACGAGCATTCCGTGCGCCAGCATCCATGATGCGAGCGCGTCATTCCGTGTCCCCGACATAACAGAACGTTAGAGGGTGTCGCCAATCCGAAGAGTAAAGAGATAGCCAAAACGGCAGGGTGCCTGCGGGCAACCCCGGGTCGATACGGCATCCCCACAGCAGCGGTACGGCGGTTGTCTGAGTACCCAGACGAGCACGACCGTGGACCAGGGAGTCCCCATGCCCCACCCCAGAGACGCAGAATCCGCCAGCCCCCATGAGGTACGTGCCCCCGTGGAGGCCGCGGCCGATGTACTCGTGCACTCCCGCAAGGACCGTGAGTTCGCGGCCAGCACCTGGCTCCTGGCGGCAGCTCTGGACATGAGGGAGGCCCGGGCGGCGTGGGAGAAGAGGAACGGCATCGCGCTCCTGCGGTGCGGTGGCATCTTCGGCGCGGTCCGGCTCTCGACTGACCTGGTACGTGCTGCGGCCGCCACGGAGAACACCGCAGAGGTCGACGCCTTCCTCGCACAGGTACTGCACGGTGCTCCCGTGTTCACGGACCAGTTCTCCCAGTGGTACTACGTCCTCGTCCCGGTGAGCACCGGGCGGCGCCAGGAGTGGGAAACCGCCCGCCTCGCCCCGAAGGCGGAGTTCCTCGGGAGTAACACCTTCCTCGGCGTGCCAAGGCCCGATGTGACCGAGCCGGAGGGCGTGCGCTCGTACTGGTGCGTCCCGATGGACGGCCCGGGTGCCCTCGCGGTCCCGGACAGGGTGTCCCAGCTCGTCGCGGTCGCCCGGTTCCGGCAAGCGGCGACGGACAACCCGGCGCCCACGCCCGCCGCATAG